CGCATGGAATGGTGGAATACGCATCAAGACCAAGTTGTACGAAAAGCGGTATACTCCTTTACCTGTGAAACCTGCGGTCATAGCTTTACAGCGTATGGAAATCAGCACAGAAAATACTGCTCCCACGACTGCTATATAGCCGGCCGCTTCAAAGGTGGTGCGTCGGTATGACGGAAGCACAGATGAAAAAAGAAATCATGTATCAGGTCAGCGCCGCTCCATTCAAGAAAATGCTCGAAAACAAAGTGATTTCTTTCGAGGACTACTCGAAAATTGATACAATTCTACGCCAAAAATACTGCCCAATATTCGTTGAATGTATTGTTGCAGAATGACTTGCTATGTATCCAAACCAGAGTTAATATGTCACATACCAAAGGAGGACTCGAAATGGGAAAGAAAATAATTGATATTACGCCTGCTCCGGCGGTTAGTGTGAACAGGAAAAGAGTCGCCGCCTATGCGCGGGTTTCCTGCGATAAGGACGCGATGTTGCATTCTCTTGCGGCACAGATTGACTACTACCACAGTTTCATCTGTAACAATGCAGACTGGGAGTTCGTGGGTGTGTACGCTGATAAAGCCAAAACCGGAACAAAGGATACAAGAGAGCAGTTCCAGCTAATGTTGGCAGATTGCAAAGCCGGAAAAGTTGATATAGTTGTTACTAAATCGGTGTCACGGTTTGCTCGAAACACAGTCACGTTATTACAGGCTGTGCGAATGCTAAAAAGCCTCGGCATCGATGTCTTTTTCGAGGAGCAAGGTATTTACACATTAAGCGCCGAAGGCGAGGTCATGCTGACGCTGCTCGGCTCGTTCGCGCAGGCCGAAAGTCTGTCTTGCAGCGACAATGTGAAATGGCGTATCAGAAACGGTTTTGAAGAAGGCAAGGCTTCAACCTGCACCATGCTCGGTTATCGTCTTGTCAATGGTGAAATTACATTGGTTCCCGACGAGGCTGACCTTGTGAGGCGCATTTACGGACTCTATATTGACGGCTGCGGACTTCAGAAAATCTGTAACATTCTGAACGGCGAAGGCACCATGACGCGATTCGGTTGTGAATGGCACACCGACACCATCCGTGGGATTCTGAGAAATGAAAAATACATGGGCGATTTACGGCTTCAAAAAACGCTTGTGACAGACCACTTAACGAAGAGGCAGGTGCCGAATATCGGTCAGCTACCGCAATTCTATGTGGAATCAGATCACGAAGCGATCATTGAAAAAGAGGCGTTTGAGGCAGTCCAATGTGAACTGCGGCGACGCAAAACTTCCGCACCTGACAAGCCTGTAACCCGGAGCGCATTCACAGGCAAGATTCGCTGTGGCATTTGCGGTAAGAATTATCGTCGGAAAACAACGCCATACAATGTAGTCTGGTGCTGTTCCACATATAACACCAAAGGGAAAAAGTATTGCACCTCAAAGTCCATACCCGAAGCTACGCTAAAAGCATCTGCCTCAGAGGTACTCGGCTTGACCGCATTCGATGATGAAGCTTTTACAGTGAATATTGAGCATATCGACGTTCTTGAGGACAATTTGCTTCGCTTTGTGTTCCAAAATGGCGATGTTATTACTTATCGATGGCAAGACCGGTCACGCAGTAAGAGTTGGACGGATGAAATGCGTGAGGCTGCCCGCCAGAACGCTTTGAGGAGGTCATAATGCAATGGCAGGAAAAGTAGTACAAGTGATAAAAGCTACTGCCCCGATTGTTTCCGCTCAATCGCATAGTGCGATAAAAAGACGAAGAGTTGCGGGGTATGCGCGTGTGTCAACGGAAAAAGAAGAACAACAAAACAGCTATGAAGCACAGATGGATTATTATACCACCTACATTCAAAGTAATCCGGAATGGATATTTGTGGATGTATATTCTGACGAAGGCATAACGGGAACCAGCATGAAGAAACGCGATGGCTTTAATCAGATGATTGCCGATGCGTTAGACGGAAAGATTGACCTCATCATTACAAAGTCCGTTTCGCGTTTTGCCAGAAATACGGTCGACAGTCTGACTACGGTTCGCAAGCTAAAGGAAAAAGGTGTGGAAGTGTATTTTCAGAAAGAAAATATTTACACGCTTGATTCAAAGGGTGAACTGCTTATCACCATCATGTCTTCGCTGGCACAGGAAGAGTCACGCAGCATTAGCGAAAACACCACATGGGGTCAACGCAAGCGATTCGCCGACGGCAAGATGAGCCTTGCGTACTCGAATTTTCTCGGCTACAAGAAAGGCGCGGAGGACGGTGAGATGGAAATCGTCGAAGAAGAGGCGGTAATCGTTCGGCGTATATATGACGAGTATCTTTCGGGAAAAACGCCCTATGACATAGCGACTCGACTGACCGAGGAACATATACCAACGCCCGGTAAAAAGACGCAATGGCGGGTTTCTACTATAGTAAGCATCCTCCACAACGAAAAATATAGGGGCGACGCAATTTTACAAAAAAAATACACAGTAGATTTCCTGTCTAAAACGACTAAGAAAAACGAAGGCGAACTGCCGATGTACTATATACCACAAAACCACCCCGCAATCATTCGCCCGGAGGTGTTTGAGATGGTGCAGGAGGAGTTCCGCAGACGGCAATCAGCCGGTGGTCACGCTCAGTGCATCTCAATTTTCTCAGGGCGAATCATCTGTGCGGATTGCGGCGGGTATTACGGCAGAAAGATATGGCACGCCGGCAGCAAATACTCTTCATGGCACTGGCATTGCAACAACAAGTTCATGAAGCGTAATTACTGCAATACACCGACGCTAAAGGAAGAGAGTATCGAGGAAACCTTCGTTGCAGCTATAAACAGCATCATCACCCGCAAGAATGAAATCAAAGCGAATTATACGCTCTGCCTTGAAGCAATTACAGACGACAGCCCACTTCAAGCCCAGCTTGAGGACGTGAACCGCGAATGCGGCGAAATTTCCACGCTGATTAACAATCTACTTACAGTGGGCAGTAAGCAAAAAGACGGCATAAAAGAAATCAATAAGCGTTATGAAGAATACCTTGCCCGTCACGAAACTCTGCAGCAGAAAAGAAAGGAACTATCCTCTCAGATAGGGCTCCTTGCCGCAAAGCGTATTCAGATTACTGCTTTTCTGAGGGAACTGGATAAGTTGGACGGCCTAATGAAGGAATTTGACCCGCTGGTATTTCAGGCTACGGTCAATTATTTAAAGGTTAATTCAGACTGCACGGTCACCTTTGTATTCAGGGATGGTACCGAACTTGCGTGGACGATACAAAACGGAGTGAGAAAATATGCTAAACGAAAAAAGGGAGATTGTAACACTTCAACCCAAACCGCTAATAAAGAAGAGTAACCGCATCGCTGCATACTGCCGCGTTTCAAGTCAGCAGGACGAGCAGATGCACAGTCTTGCGGCACAGGTAACTTATTACGAGAATCTACTCTCTCGGGATGATGACTGCGAATTTGCCGGAATATATGCCGATATAGGCATTTCCGGCACACGCACAAAGAACCGGGCACAGTTCCTGCAGATGATTGAGGATTGCCGCACCGGGAAGGTGGACGGAATTATCACAAAAAGCGTATCACGTTTTGGGCGTAACACGGTCGACACGCTCGTGTTTACCAGAGAACTACGCAGCCTCGGCATCGATGTGTTTTTTGAAAAGGAGAACCTGCATTCCTGTTCGCAGGAGGGAGAACTGCTTCTAACCTTGATGTCGGCGCTTGCTGAGTCAGAAGCGGTCAGTATGTCGGATAACATTAAGTGGGGAAAAAGACGCAGATATGAAAAGGGCCTGATTGAGAGCCTCGCCATCGCCAATGTATATGGTTTTTGCAAAAAGGACGGCAAGTTAGCAATTGACGAGCAAGAAGCACTCATTCTGAAACGAATCTACACGGAATTTATCAATGGCTATAATTATAATGATATTGCTGCTGGGCTGATTGCAGACGGTGTTCCGACAAGACGCGACGGCGCTTCGTGGGCAAGCACTACTGTCAAAAACTTTCTCGCCAACGAAAAGTACTGTGGGGACTGCAAATTTCAAAAGACATTTATTCAAGACCCTGTTTCACATAAGTCTGTTATAAATAGAGGCGAACTACCACAATTTCTGGTGGAGGATTGCTTGCCGGTGATTATTGATAAAGAAACATGGTCGGTTGCTCAAAGTATCCGAATGCGTCACAGAAGCGGAAGACCGTCTCCATGCGAAGAGTATCCCTTCAGGGGTATGATATTTTGCGGCACCTGTGGTAAACCAGTCAACCTACAATACACTACACGTGAAGGGCGGCAAGTGACATCGGCTTATCGCTGCATCAGCCGTAAAGACAGCAGCGGTGTGGAAATACCCGGATTGACGTATACGCCTCCGCACAAATCCAACTACACCAAGAACCCCACTGATGCTCTGGTCGAGTACCGAGAGAAGTACTGCAAAAAAGCACCTCCGCGAATCTTACTCTGTTCGGATATTCAAATCCCAG